GAGTCCGCGGCGGCACCGACGTACCGTACAGGGTTGGCAAGTCCCAGCGCATGAAGGAGGTCTGGATTCTCGATCAAGAGGGTATGAAATCCCTAGATTCCTATAAGCGTATTGTTCAAAACCGAGTGGGCCGCCTAAAGGCCGGCTGGTACTTCGCTGGGGTAAGGATGAACACTAAGAACTTAAAGAACCCTATGCCGACCTCGGCTTGGATTAGAAACCGCGGTGACGGCAACGCCATCGCCTCTACAAACATTGCCGAAGGTAACTATAACGTCACCGTGGGCAACAGGATTGGCCGTAACTTCCACGACTTTGACGAAACCTTTTCCCGTGCTACCAAGCACCGTGCCTATGTCCTTAAAGAGGATATTAAACGCATCCTTACTGGTCTTACCCGAAAGGGTACCCTTGACGTCCTTAAATAACCTATGAGCGCCCCCTTCTATTCAGCCCGTACAATGGTCGAGAACAAGCTCGCCCCGTACCTTACCACCAACGTACCCGGCGTAACCGTCCACAAGGGCGTCACGCCCGAGGTTAAGGTGCTGCCTATGGTAACCATCTATGCGGAGTCCGCAAGGCCCGTGGCGGCCCTAGGGAGTTATCCTTTGGGCAACTACGAGGTAACCATCAGCGTACGGGTCATCTCCTCGGCCGACGACGAGACATTGGACACCCACCGGCAACGAGTCCAGGAGGTCATTAATGCCCTAGCCGACATTGCCGCGATTAAGCCCCTTTGGACGTATGCCACGGACGGCATCCTTTACGACCTATTCATTACGGGTGGCGACCAGGAGGGGGAGCACCAGCGCAAGTACGGCAATATGATTGAGTTCACGGCTTTTGTGTCAGCCCCCCCCGCCCCTTGACACTTGGCTAAAAACAAAGAACAACTATGGCAGCCATCGAATACGGTGTAGCACTTTTTTACGGCCTTCGTGACACGGAAACCTATATGGTCGTCCAGTCCGATGACCTCTCCCAATCGTTTGCCCTCGACGTTGAGGTCGCAGACGAGAACGGCCTAGTCATTACTGACCACTTGGACGATCGCCGGAATGAAATCACCCTAGACGGTGTTCTTAAAGCTTCTGACGCAATTCCTACTAACGGCACCCAGTTCACCTACAGCGGAATCCAGTATATCCTAAAGTCTATCGACGACAAGGGTACGAACAAGGACTACCGCAAGGTTTCTGTTAAGGGTATCAAGTACGAGTCTATCGCCTAATAAACAGGCATCCCGCGCATGGATGCTCGTTATATTACTGCTACGACGGTCGGCGGCTCGAAACAACGAGTCGCCGGCTATCGGCTTTTGCCGTTCTGCCTACGCCACCGGGTTCTCCTGGAGGCCATCGACAGTCCGTTCCTAAAGCCCCTCGACCAAGTCATTACCGCGGAGGACGTCATCTTGGCCGCCAAGGTCTTGTCCACCTACGACAAGGTGCTGTTTACAGAGAAGTTAGGATTCACGGATCGGCTCCGCGTCAAGGCGCTCGAGATGGGCAACCGTCTCAAGTCTGTTTACGCTGGGTATATCTTTGGGCATATCATCAATGGTTGCTCCTACCCTAAGACTTGGAAGAAGGAAGGTAAGACCCACGAAAAAATCCCATGGGTGCTTTCCTGCGTGGCCAACAACGTCCGCAACGGATTTACCCTAGAGGAAGCGTGGACGATGCCGGAAGGTGAGGCCGTGTGGTTTAACATCTGCCACGCTATGTACAACGGTTCTGAGCTTGAAGTTATGTCCACCGACGAGGAAGAAACCTTGAACGACTTCGACTCCATTGTAGACCGACATAAGGAAAAGGAGGCATCCAATGCCCGGTGAAATTAAAGTAGAAATCGGATGTAACTACGAGGACTTCCTCCGCGGCCTTGCAACCGTCAAGAAGGAGGCCGACTTGGCTGTTCTAGAGCAGCGCCGGAAAGACAAGGAAGCCAGCGACGCCCGTCGAGCGACTGCCCGTGCCGAGCGTGAAGAACGCAAGAAGGCCGAAAAGGAAAAGCAGGATGCCCAGCGTAAGGAAAACAAAGACGCTGCGGCCGCTTGGCGTGAGACGCAACGACAGATGCGTGAAAAGGAAAAGGCTGAGAAGGCCGCTCAAAGTGCAGCTCAAGAGCAAAAGCAACAAAAGCTGTCCGTTGCTCAAGGCTTTATGTCTGGCGGTTTGACGGGAGGAATCTCAGCTATCGGACAGGGCTTCGGTGGTGTTGGTATGCTCATTTCCGAGGCCATCAATATGCTCATCGAGGGTTTCAAGAAGGCCGTCCAGGAAGCCAAGGAATTGCGCAACCTCTCGTACGCCACGGACATTTCCACCGGGGAGCTACGAAAACTACAGGTAGTGGCCGAACAGTCCGGCATCAGCCTTTCACAGTTTGCACACGCCGTTTCAGAGTTCAATAAGAACATGGGTAAAGCCCGTATCTCTGGTTCGGAACTTAATAACCTATTAAATAAACTAGGGGTAAGCCAGGAAGACGTCAGCAAGGGTACCTACGACTACAACAAGGGTATCCGCGATCTAGCCAAGGCACATCGTGCCGGCACGGATGCGGCCACCCTCGCTTACTACGGCAACTTGATGTTTGGATCGTCCTTCGAGCAGTTGCTCCCGCTTATCAAGAAAGGTACTGGCGAACTCGAAAGGGCTGGTCAAGGCATCTACAAGACGTCCGAACTAGCCACCAGCCAGTTAGCCGAAACCTCCAACCGTTGGGAAAAGTTCTGGGCTAACTTTAAGAACGTCGGCGCTGAAGGTTTTGCCTTCTTGGATGTGTTGGCGAACAGAAACCTGGAAGCCCTTACGGTCACAATCACCAGAGGGATGGCCTTGATCAGCCCAACCGCTGCCGCAAAGTATTACAATAAAGAATCCACGATGGGGCCAGAAGGAAGGTTGCTCTCTGGTAAAATAATCGCAGCAAGTATGTCTGAGAAGGATGGTAAGGCTTTCATGGACGAATTGAAAAAGCAAATCAAGGGCGACGCCGGCGTAAAGCTAACGCCCCTTGGCCTTCAGACCGCCCAGGCCGCATCCTCGCTCCAGCAGATGGGCGGTGGCGATATCGTCTCCGCGTATGCCTTTAACCCTATAGAGGAGACGGCCAAGAACACTCAAAAGATTGTAGAACTTACTCAACAGCAGCTCGACGAACAGCGCCGAGGAAACGAAAAGTCCAACCCGCCCAAAGGAAGTATTTACCGATCCAAATAAAATGCCCATCAGCACTACCTCAATTCGATACGGAAATCAACTTGGCAGTCCCGTCGTCCAACCCGGCTGGACAATCGATACGGACGCTTTCGGTCTTGTGCAGGCCCGCGTAACCTACAAGTGGGATGCCACCCCAGAAAACATCGGGCTCTTTACATTACAGTTCTACCTAGGTGCTCCTTGCGACATTGAAGGCTGGTCGTCCCTTGGTATGTCTAAGGCGTCGATGACCCGTGATAAGGGCGACATTCTAACCATCGTGGCAGAGTTCGTTGGCATCGACCCTACCATTAATGGTGGTAGCCGTACCAACCCCATCATGTCTATGTCGGCGTCTTCTTCGTCCGAGGACATCACGCACCACCCGAACTTCTACAAGATTGCCTGCACCAGCATTACTGGTTCCACAAGTCCGCAAGTCCCCTTGGCTGGCCCTCCCCCGACTGCTGGTGGTTTTGAGAAGGACACCGCCATTAATCCAAACCGAGCTCTCTGGACGCCCCGCGTGCAGAATACCGGCGCAACCAATAACTGCCAGTTCGTGGCCTTCCTTCCTGCCCAGAAGAGCACCGAAGCGGTTAATATCAAGGCCGGCGTCAAGTCATACTATAAGCCCCAGAACACCGTACGAATGACTCGGTATGTAAGCACCGAGAACGAAGCTTTGTCAGACGCTTCTTATGTTGGCTGGTTTACTGATGGGACTTACTTTGGTATGCCTTCGGAATATAGCGCACTTTGCGGGGAAGGTGCTCCAGCGTATCCAGGCAGACTTTACTACATTGAAGAGTACGAAGACTTAATCAGTCGTTCATTCTTGGTGACAAGTTTCTCCGTTGAGCGCTTCGGAAACATCTGGAAGACCACAGGCGAGTTTATGCTCTCCGGCCTTACTGGTTGGGATCCAGACATTTACCCTGGCCCTACCCAGTAATGGACAACGAATACATCAGTTCGTTTCTGGACAGCTTAAACGGGGACACGACCCGCGGCCGGCAGATGCCAAGCAACGGCGTTCTTTACGACGCCAATGCCGGAGGGAGCTCCCTGTCCCTTATTGCCGACCTCTACGAGCCAGGGCTCAACGACTTCCTCGTCAACGTAAACGGCGACGGTACCGAGTGGACGGTCAACGTGGCCAAGGGTACGGTGCTTTACCGCTCCAGCCCAAACTCGATGACTGGCGGCTGCCTTCGTCAATTCCAGGTACAAGGGTTTGCCGTATACCCCACGGCCTCAAGAACCGAAGGAGACTATACCGAAACCCCTTGGGTGGACAAGGGTGGCTACTGCAAGATTAGCCCTCTGACCACAACGGGTGAAGGCGAAGAGGCCGTTACCACCGGGTCGAACCAGTACGGCGTATACCTCATCGCCAACCAGTATAAGCTCATTGGTGGAGCAGGCATCCAGTCTGGCACTCCTTACCTAGCCTTGATGCCGGTCAATGGCGATGCTTGGAACAAGACCAAGCCTTGGGGTAATGAGGAAAGTTGTGATCGTCAGACATGGCTTAACTTCTTTCAGTACTTGCCTATTTCCATTGGAATACCTTACGAACCTTGGGAAGTTTTTGGAAACCTTGAAAAAAACCAAGAGAATGTGCTCCAGAACTACAACTGCCAGCGCATTCAACTCGCCCTTATCACTTGGGACACGACTGCCCTAGTCTGGTCGGTCACCCA